ATAGAAGTTAAAAATGGTATTAAATATCCAGGCAATAAAGCTTTTGGTGCTTTTGGATGTGATAGTTATGATATAAGTGGAACAACAGATGGTGGTGGTTCGAATGGATCATTACACGGATTAACAAGTTTTTCCTTATCACCAGATGTTCCTAAATCACAATTCTTTTTAGAATATATTGCAAGGCCACAAACAGCTGAAATATTTTTTGAAGATGTATTAATGGCAATAATATTTTATGGTATGCCAATACTTGCAGAGAATAATAAGCCAAGATTATTATATCATTTGAAAAGAAGAGGTTATAGAGGATTTTCTATGAACCGTCCAGATAAAGCTAGAAATAAATTATCTGTAACAGAAAAAGAATTAGGTGGTATACCTAATACTTCAGAAGATATAAGGCAAGCTCATGCATCCGCAATAGAATCTTACATAGAAGAAAATGTAGGTATAACAAATGAGGAGCACGGCAGAATGTATTTTCAAAGAACACTTGAAGATTGGTCTAAGTTTAATATAAACAATAGAACAAAGTTTGATGCTTCAATAAGTAGTGGTTTAGCTATAATGGCTTGCCAAAGACATTTATATGCTCCAAGAGCAGAAAGACAAACAAGAAAGATAGATTTTGGATTTTCAAAATATAATAATTCAGGATTAAAAAGTAAAATATTATAATAATGGCAGAAGCTACAGGATATACAACTCAATTTCCCAGCCAATCGGTTGATGATGCTACAAAAAATAGCGAAAAATACGGATTGGAAGTGGCTAGAGGTATAAAAAATGAGTGGTTTAGAAAAAGCGCCGGAACAGGTAGATTTCTTCAAAACCAACGAGAATTCCATAGACTAAAATTATATGCTAGAGGTGAACAATCAACACAAAAATATAAAGATGAATTTTCTATAAATGGCGATTTATCTTATTTAAATCTTGACTGGAAACCAGTACCTATAATTCCAAAATTTGTTGATATAGTTGTAAATGGTATGCAAGATAGACTATTTACAATTAAAACATTTGCACAAGATCCATCATCTACTAAAAAAAGAACTGATTTTGTAGAAATGATGCTAGAAGATATGAATACACAAGACTTTATTAAAGAAGTTGATTCAAAACTAGGATTAAATGTAGAAAATTTTTCTGAAATGCAAATACCTGAAAGTGATGAAGAATTAGAACTTCATATGCAAATAGGGTACAAACAATCTATTGAACTTGCTCATGAACAAGCTATTGATAATATTTTTAAAAGAAATAGTTACTACGAACTTAAAAAACGTTTAGATTATGACCAAACTGTTTTGGGTATATCTTGTGCTAAGCACACTTTTAATAATACTGATGGTATTAAACTCGAATACGTAGATCCAGCTAATTTAGTATATTCATATACAGAAGATCCTAATTTTCAAGATGTATATTATTTTGGCGAAATAAAACAAATAAAATCTAACGAACTTAAAAAACAATTTCCTGGTTTATCAGATGAAGAGTTTGAGGATTGTATAAAAAGATCTGGTAAAACTAATCAATACGATTATACTAATAATGATTCAAATGATTCTTATGATTCTAATACATTAACAGTATTATATTTTAACTGGAAATCCTGGGAACAAAGTGTTTTTAAAATAAAAGAAACATCTTCTGGTGCTAAAAAAGCAATTAAAAAAGATGATAAGTTTAATCCACCTAAAGATCAAAGAACAAGATTTGAAAGAGTAGCACAAGCAAGAGAAGTTATATATGAAGGTGTTATGGTTTTAGGCGCTAATAAACTTTTAAAATGGCAGAAAGCTGAGAACATGGTTAGGCCTGATTCAAATGTTAATACAGTCATGATGAACTATGTTGTTAGTGCACCTAGATTTTATAAAGGAAAAATTGAAAGCTTAGTTAGTAGAATGGTTACATATGCTGACTTGATACAACTAACTCATTTAAAATTACAACAAGTAGTACAAAGAATGACACCATCTGGTGTATTTGTAGATGCAGATGGATTATCTGAAATAGATTTAGGCAATGGTACAAATTATAATCCACAAGAAGCATTAAATTTATATTTTCAAACTGGATCTATTATAGGTCGCTCAATGACTGTAGATGGAGATATGAACCCCGGTAAAGTTCCTATTCAAGAATTACCTGGTGGGGGAGGACAACAATCTACACTTTTAATTCAAACATATAATTATTATTTAAATATGATAAGAGATGTTACCGGATTAAATGAAGCAAGAGATGGGTCAGATCCAGATCCTCACGCTTTAGTAGGGGTACAAAAACTAGCGGCTGCAAATTCTAATACAGCCACAAGACATATACTGCATAGCTCAATGTATATAACTAGCGAATTAGCAGAAGCAATATCTATAAGATTAAAAGATGTGCTTACTTATCATCCACAAAGAGATGTATTTGTTAAAAGTTTAGGTAGATTTACAGTGGGAGCATTAAAAGAATTAGAAAATGTGCATTTGCATGATTTTGGTGTATTTATTGAGTTAGACCCTGATGAAGAAGAAAAACAATTAGTTGAAAACAATATACAAATAGCTTTATCAAAAGATCAAATACATTTAGAAGACGTAATAGATATTAGATCAATAAAAAATATAAAGTTAGCTAATCAATTATTAAAGTATAGAAGAGCTAGAAAAGCTGCTGCAGATCAAATGAAAGCAGAAAGAAATATTGCTGCTCAATCGCAAGCTAATGCACAAGCAGCACAAGCCGCTGAACTTGCAAAAGCTCAAGCTGAAAGTGTAAAAGTTGAATCAAGAATGAAGCTTCAGGAAGCACAGAAAAACTTTGATATACAAAAACTTGAAACAGAAGCTAGAACAAAAAAAGAGTTAATGCAATTTGAGTTTGATTTAAACATGAAATTAAAACAAATGGAGTTAGATTCAAAAGAAAAAATGGAACTTAGTAAACCTGTACGAAGTGCAAAACCTTCTAAGCCATTTGAATCTAAAGGTAACGATGTTTTAGGTGGAATTGATCTTTCAAGATTTGAACCTAAATAAATTTTAAATTATTATATATTATTAAATTATGGAAAAGTGGAAAGTAAAAGGAATCGTAACAGACGAACCAAAATCTAAACAACAAACAGAACAAGCTGTTTTAGATAAAGCTGTAGAAAAAGGTGAAATTGAACCAGAAGCTGCAGGTAAAAAAGATAACGACGTTATAAAAGTAGATTTAGATAAATTAAAAAATAAAGAAAAAGATGCCGTTCAGAAGCAAAGCACAGATGAGGTACCTGTACGCGACGGATCCGAAACTAGCAAAGAAGTTCAAAAGGAAAACAAAGAAGAAGTTAAAGAATCTGCCGGAGAAAATAAACAAGAAGAAAACAATAAAAGTAACAAAGAAGAACAAAGGGAAGAAATAGATTCACCTATTGAACTTATACAAGAAGAAGAAAATAAACAGCCTGAAAAAAGTAATCAACCTAAAATTGATGAAAGAGCGGCTGAAGTAAATAAAAAATCTGAACCAAAAGAACCTGAAATAAACTTACCAGAAAATGTTGATAAACTAGTAAAGTTTATGGATGAAACTGGAGGTTCAATTGAAGATTATGTAGCTCTTAATAAAGATATATCTAGTTTAAAAGACGGAGAACTATTAAGAGAGTATTATACAAAATCTAAACCATGGGAACAATCTGAAATATCAGAATATATGGAAGATAATTTTTCATATACTGAAGAGGATGACCCAAAAGAAATACGTGCTAAAAAGCGCGCATACAAAGAAGAAATACATAAAGCTCGACAGTTTTTTACTATTAATAGGGATAAATATTATGCTGACATCAAGTTGAATAAGCAAAATGAAATACCTGAACAATATGAAAATGCTTTGAAGTTTTATGAAGATTCAAAAAGGAACGAAGAAGTAAACAAAGAAATAACAAATAAATTTTTACAAAGAACAGAAAATGTTTTTAATAACGACTTTAAAGGATTTGATTTTCAAGTTGGAAATAATAAATATAGATATAAAGTTAATAACGTTACAGAAACAAGAAATGCTCAATCTAATCTTGCAAATTTTGTAAATCAATTTTTAAATGATAAAGGAGATTTAGAAAATGCAAGTGGTTATCATAAAGCTTTATTTACTGCAAGAAATGCAGATAAAATAGCTCAGCATTTTTATGAGCAGGGCCGTGCCGATGCTTTACAACAAAATGCAAAAGAAGCTAAAAATATAAATATGGAACCAAGAAAAGAAGGATTTATTGAAACTAAATCCGGACAAAAATTTAGAGTTGTTTCAGGTAATTCAAGTTCAAAACTTAGAGTTAAACTTAAACAATAAAAATTTATAAAAAATGTCATTAACTGGAATAGAACATTTGACGCCTTCGCCTAGCAAAGGCCAATTGTTTCAAGGTAATTATATTACCAATTTTGATTTTACAAACCAGTTCTTACCTGATGTTTATGAAAAGCAAGCTGAAATTTATGGAAACAGATCTATTGGTGGTTTCTTAAAATTAGTATCTGCAGAGATGCCTTCAGCCTCTGATGAAATAAGATGGGTAGAACAAGGTAGATTACATATAGCTTATAAAAATGTAGCTATTAACAATTCAAATAATGAATTTACAGTAACTTTTGATGCGTTACCTGACGGTACATCAGCTGGTACTGCACAAGTACCTGCTATTAGAGTAGGTCAAACTGTTATGGCTCAAGGCCTTACAGGCGCGGGTGCACATACGGGACCTGTATTAAAAGGTGTTGTAACATCTGGTGGAGTAAATGTAAATACTACAACAGGTAAATTTACAGCTAAATGTTTAGAAGCTGCTAACTGGAGCCAAATTACAGGTGCATCTGGATTTTCTAAAGCTACTGTATTAGTATATGGTTCTGAATTTGCAAAAGGTTCAGATGGTATGTCAGGAGAAATTGATGCAGTATATCAGTCTTATACCAATAAGCCTATGATATTAAAAGATAACTATGCTATCAACGGCTCTGACACTGCACAAATAGGATGGATTGAAGTTACTTCTGAAAATGGAGCTTCAGGATATTTATGGTATTTACAATCTGAGCACGAAACTCGTCAAAGATTTGAAGATTACTTAGAAATGTCTATGATAGAGGCTGTTAAAAAAGCTAGTGCTTCACCATTATCTGCTTCTGAATCTCCAGGCGGTACTGAAGGTTTATTTGCTGCATTAACAGCTAGAGGAAATGTTTATACAGATCTTTCTGGGGATTTATCAGCTTCTGGACTTCCAATGACTGGCTTTGATAATATATTAAAGCAATTTGATAAAAATGGAGCTATTGAAGAAAATATGCTTTATATTGATAAAACATTATCTTTAGCTATTGACGATGCCCTTGCTGCTAAAAACTCTTATGGTACTGGCGGTACTTCTTATGGTGTATTTAACAATAGTGAAGAAATGGCTTTAAACTTAGGATTCTCAGGATTTAGAAGAGGTGGATATGACTTCTATAAAACTGACTGGAAATATCTAAATGACTTTGGAACAAGAGGTCAATTTGGTGATGTTGAAGGTGTTATAATCCCTGCTGGAACTTCTACAGTCTATGATCAAGAATTAGGTCAAAATATTAAAAGACCTTTCTTACACGTAAGATATAGAGCTTCTGAAACTGATGATAGAAAAATGAAAACTTGGATTACAGGCTCTGTAGGTGGTGCTTATACTACTACTACAGATGAAATGCGAGTTTCATTCTTATCTGAAAGATGTTTAATAACACAAGGTGCTAATAACTTTGTTTTATTAAAATAATTATTTTTAACGTAAAGATGAGGTGTCTTAACTGGCACCTCAATCTTTATTTATTTTATTAAATTATATATTATGGAAAAATGGGAACTAAAGGATAGAACGTATCAATTAAAAGGTGCATCTCCTTTAACATATAAAATAAAAAGTTCTAAAATGCTTTGGTTTGATGAAGACAAAGGTATTAATAGAGAAATTAGATATGCAAATAATCAAAAAAGTTTATTTGTAGAAGATCAGGACAAATATGCACAGCTGCAACATGTAGTGTTTGAAAATGGAATGCTTGTTGTTCCAAGAAATAATCCTTTACTACAACAACTTTTATCTATATATCATCCTGATAAACATTTATGGGAAGAACTAGATGCGGTTCAAGAAGCTACAGATGATATTGATATGATTGAACAAGAAATCGAAGCACAACGATTAGTTCAAGAATTAGAAATAGAACATTTAGAAGCTATACTTAGAACAGAAGTTGGTTCAGATGTAACTAATATGTCTACTAAAGAAATAAAAAGAGATTGTTATTTATTTGCAAAAAATAATCCTGAGTTATTTATTGAAGTTGCTAACGACGAAGATATAAAACTTAGAAATCTTGCAAATAGAGCTGTAGAATCACATTTAGTAAATTTAACTGATGATAATACAGTGTTTAAATGGGCTAAAAATGGTAAAACAATAATGAAAGTACCATTTGATGAACATCCTTATACAGCGTTTGCTCGCTTCCTTAAAACAGATAAAGGAGTAGACGTTATGAAAGCTATACAAAAAAAGCTTTCGTAAAACACCTGGCTATGGTTATTCGCTTAGCCATAGCTAACTAATTAATAAATAAATAATGGTACTTACAGATAGTGTTTATAAAACAGTATTAAATATA